TTCCGTCCAATTCAGCGATTCGTGAATGGAAGCTAAATTTAATGGACCTACATACCTCATAAGAGTATGATCCCATCTCCATGTACGCTTACACATTTCAATCTCATTAAGACTTCGCAAGGGAACATCACATCCTACCCTCTTAGCCTCATCGGTATACTGAATACCAGCCCGGGCGTAGATATCAGAAAATTTCTTATGGGAAATCCAATCTAACACCCAACCCTTAGCTCCTACAATATGATCATCTCCTAAAGTAACGAAGACCATATTAGCTAAAATATCAACTACTGGAATAGCTGGTATGTTCTTGCTAACATGATACTCCATATGAGGCATTTTTAAAAACGCCTCAACCCATATACAAAATACGACATACCGTAGGTCAATATTATTCTTAATAGAGTTAAAGAGAATTGTAAGAAACAAACCTGAAGACATACATGATTCCCACATATAATCCACTGAAAACTCCTCAAAGAGAGCTCTATGAACAGAATTTATGGAACCATAAATAAATGTCCATCTAGCAAGTCTCTCCTCCGGGGTTGAATGAGGATACATAGCCTCTATAACTAAATAACAAGCTATCCATCCCCATGAGGCGAATTCTGCATCAAAGTTCTTGACATCCCCTGCAATAGCAAGAAAACCTCTAAGCTTCATATAAAACTCATGCCACTGTCTAGAATAGGGATTAACTCCTATCATAGTATCAGTAGCCATCGGATTATTAAGAAACAAATTCATAGCATGCCCAAATAAGGCCTTAGCAACAGCAAAATTTAATAACTCTGGATTACTTATAAGCCTAAGCTTACCTTTGAGGACTTTCTCCTCAGGAAGACATTCAGCCTTGCCGAACTCACTAGTTATAAACTCAGGTGTTTCCCCTTTATAAAGCTTTGAGAGAGCTTCATAAAAATCTCTCTCAAACTTCTGACCATGGACTGAATTAAGATTCCTTCTCTCCTCAGTACCAAAAATAGAAGCTTTAGTCATACCTTC